GATGGTTTCAATTCTTTTTTTATATACGGAATTTCTAAACTCTAAATCTTCTTTATATTTTATATTAAAATTAGTCAGGTTTAATATAACCTTTTTTAACGTTTGTGGTTTATGTTTTTTACCATAAAAACCGTTTAATTCTCCACATCCACTCCCGCCTTGTCCACCTATTGTTAAATTTAAACATTCTTTTTTCATTACTTCGTTTNNACTAATTCCTTTTCTCTTTCTTTTAAGGTTTCCCTATTAGGTAAAAATTCCAAGATTTCAAACTTAAAATTTTCTTTACCGTATTTGTTTAAAGAACGCCTTAATCTCTTGCCAGAACCCATATAACCATCTTCAAGGTTATCTGTGCTGTGCATTCCGATGTAGTATTTTTGATTTATAAGGTTTGTCGTCTTATAAATGTAATGATACTTTCTTTCTTTTCTTGCCATCTTTGTACTTTAATAATAAATATCATCAAAGTACAAAAACGACCACGGAGGTCAGTACAGGAATCGAACCTGTGTTTCCAGTTTTGCAGACTGTCGCCTAACGCCGCTCGGCCAACTGACCATGTTTATTTATTTCCTACCTTTACACCATCCGTTACAAAGATAAGAATTTATTTCTTCTTTTTTAATTTTTTTATTTTCTTTTCCATTTGTGATCCAACAAGTTCCAAATTGTGAATTATTTTCACCTTTTTGATTTATTGAATTCTTTTCTCCAATTTTCTTTTTACTTTCTTCTTTATGTTTTCGACCTGTCCAATCCAAAGGTTGTTTTTTTTCTCTATTACCCCTATAATAACTTTGTTTCAGACCGTAACTATGTTTTTTAACATAATTTAAATACCATTCAGTTTTAAGTATTTTCTCCTCTTTTAATTTTCGTGTCAAACCAAGGTTACCACCTTTTTTCACACCTTCAATACTTATAAAACCACCCTCACCCCCGATAGTTAAATTCATCGATAAAGAGTCTTTGATTAATTCCTCGTTGACTAATTCCTTTTCTCTTTCTTTAAGAGATGTTCTATCGGGTAAAAATTCTAAGATTTCAAATTTAAAATTTTCTTTTCCATACTTATTCAAAGAACGTCTTAATCTCTTGCCAGAACCCATATAACCATCTTCAAGGTTATCCGTACTGTGCATCCCTACGTAATATTTTCCATTTTTAAGATTGGTCGTCTTATAAATGTAATGATATTTTTTCTCTTTTCTTGCCATCTTTGTACTTTAATAATAAATATCATCAAAGTACAAAAACGACCCAGGAGTAGGTGACGGGAATCGAACCCGCTCTATTTCTGATTGGAAGTCAGATGCACCACCGTTTATGCGTCACCTACAATTTACGTGTTATCTTGGTTGATAGTGAGATTCGAACTCACGCTCGGGGCCCCTAAATTGCAATGCTTTTGCCCCTGTGCTACCACTACACCACACCAACCCACTTCACACGACTTACTAAATGTGTCTACTCAGTCAACTACTAACTTTGTTACTCATTGTTGTCTCACTTTGTTAACCTGTTCGGACCTTTCTTCCGACTCACGGTTTTTATAGCTTTGCAATTTGTTATTAACAAACCTACTACAACAACTTTCCCTACGCCTCCATCTTCCTTTCATTCACACCTTTCGGTAGCGGTCCTGATGGGACTCGAACCCACATAACCCTGATAGACAGTCAGGTCGGCAACCTTTGCCTCCACAAGACCGAGTTTAACGTCCTGGTGGGACGGTTTTAATGTTGTCTCATTTTGCGATGACAGTAGGACTCGAACCTACACTTGGGACTCCTTCTCGGGCTGATTCCTAGTACAGTGGGTTCCCACCCCATGTACCGTCTTCCGATTAATCTCAGACTTTACAGCTTACATCATCATTTCTATACGAGACTCGAACTCGTTTCGTCTGCGTGACAGGCAGATATGTTAACCCATATACTAATAGACCTTTTGTGTCGAGTAGGAGGGAATTGAACCCCCATGATACCCAAGTCCCAAACTTGGTGGCTTACCTGATTAGCCCACTACTCGTTTTTAAAAATTCATTTCTATAATTTAAAACCTTAACTTCAACTTCCTTTTTATAATCACTATGCCAATACTGATGGTGTGTTGGGCACAAAGGTATTAAATTTTCAGGTTTATTGTTAAATTTATTATCATCAAAATGATGTACATCAACAATTTTATCCTCTCCACATACAACACATTCTTTTTTATGATATGTAAAACATTCTTTTCTATATTTTTTACTATAGTAAGAAGTTCTATTATCGTACTCATCGAACTCTTTCCAATTCCCATTATCATCCCCACTTCTAAAGTAGGTGTTTGAACAAGAATAAGAACATGTATGTTTTTCTCTCGGGTGTCCCTTCTGTGTTTTAAAATTTTCACCACATATTGGACATTCCTTTTCTACTATTTCATATTTTAAAGGTCTGTTACCTAATTTAGATAAATCTAAACCTTTTTCAGATACTAACATGTTAAACTTCTTTCTAACACGGCTGTTATCGTATCCATATATTTTTCTTACAACCTCAGCTTTGGTTTTACAACTATCTATTATTTTTTGTTCCATATTAATAAATATATGGTAAGTCAAATAAAAGTGATTAGACCAAATCATTTTTTCTTGTCTGATAGGGTGGATTCGAACCACCGTGCTCTTACGTCCAAGGTAAGCGAGATAGACCTGACTCCTCTACTACCAGATTTGAGCGGTACACAAGAATCGAACTTGCGTCTTAGCCTTGGCAAGGCCATGTAATACCATTATACGAGTACCGCATTATTGTTGAGAATTTTCGACTTGAGTATTTATTACGTGTGCTACCACTACACCATCTCCCATTTTAATTTTTAGTTGGGAGAGAAGGAATCGAACCTCCGTCACGAGCTTAGGATGCTGATGTAACTCATATCACCGCTTCAACAATTTTAATTTTTTATAGATAGAGAATTATTTGTGGAATAAAGGCCCCAAGGCCACTTTCCCGTTTGTTTTATTTGCGGGAAAGATAAGAGTCGAACTTACGATGTAATTCCAACATCCGCTTCTACCTATTAATATTTTTAAAAGAACAGAGAATAACGAAAGAGTGTTTTTATTTTACACCCCCATTTTGTTTCCTTGTGGAGGTGCTGGGATTCGAACCAGTTATTCAATTTAACAGATTGTTTTTTACCGATGTAACTCGTTTCTCCGCTTCTGTTCTTTTTATTTACTATAATATTTCATATTTCTTGGCCCATTTCCTAACCCCATTATCACTAACACCAAACATTCTTCCTATTTGTGTCCAAGAAATTTTATTATCAATTAATTCTTTTAGTTCTTCTTTAGAAGGTCTCTCAACTTTACGTTGATTGTATTGATAACAAGTTGTTGTACAATATTTTTGTTCTTCCCTTTTCGTTTCAAATTCTATGTCACAAAATTCACATTTTTTCTTTAACCAAGGTTTAATAAATTTATCTAAATTCAAATCCAATATTTTATAATGGATTTCTCTGTGACAATTAGAACAAACTAATATACATTTTTCCAACTCTTCTCTCACCACGTCCCAAGATTTTCTCATTATGATATAACTCGGACTGTGTTTTTTGGTTTTTTCGTCGATATGGTGAAACTCTAAAGCGTTAATACACTTATCATATCCACATATTGAACATTTACCACCAAATTTTTCAATTGCATCAATTTTTTTCCTTCTTTGTGTTCTCATAATTGACTTACTATCTCCCATAATCTTTTATTTTATAAATATCAGATTAGTTCGGAAAATTAAGTAAGTGTACATAAAAACACGAACTATATTTCAAAGAACTTATTCAGTTGGTCCGCCGAGAGTCGAACTCGGTTTTCTAGTTTAAGAGACTAGAGCATCACCACCAATGCTTCAAACCATTATTGTGAGAGTAGTGGGATTCGAACCCACACTAACCCCGAAGGGAACATGTTTTACAGACATGTGTCACTACCTAATGTGAACCTTACTCTCGTGGGCCAAGTAGGAATCGAACCTACAAAGTCAAAGACAACAGTTTTACAGACTGTGGAGCTCACCACCTGCTCAATTGACCCGATTTAACTATAAACAAAAACCCCCACAACTTTTTTATCGGTTGTGGGGGTTTTTAAACTCTTATTCTCTAATTTATATTATGAGACAGAATTCGACATACCACAACCATTCAAGGTATCACAGCCTTTATCGGCTACTTTCCCTGCTTTCGGTGCGTTCGGTTGATATGTATAATTCTTTTTCATTTTGTTTCTTTTGTTTATAGTTTTTGGATTTTTATTGTAGAAGTAGCCCCGTTTGTATATCCTTCCTTTATTGGGCGGTTCCTTAAAATCCTTGTCAGAACCACAATCTATTTTATAAATATACACAAAGTTAGTAAAGTTTTAATTAACTGTCAACGCTTTGTGTTAATTTTTTGTTAAGTTTTTTTATTTCTTAATTTTATGATACAAAGATATAACATTTTTCCATCTCTGTCAATACCTTTTTAGATATTTTTTTATTTTTTTTGTTTACAACTCTTACACCCACCTGAACCTGTTTTTGGCATTCTATTTGGTCCTCTACCTTCATTTAGTGATTGAACATCTTCTTTAAATGAGGCAAAATCACCACCTCTTATTTTATTGTAAACACCAAAACCTGTTGTCCAAATAAAACTACCACCTAATACATACTTAGCTATATATGGGTCAGTTTCGGTAAAGATACTAAAAAGAGAGTTAACTGACAAGTAAATTGCTGATGCAAACCAAATTACCAAACCAAAGGCAAAGGATAAGTTTATAAATTTTTTCATAAGTTGTATACTGCTCTATCAAAGTTTATTGTTATTTCCATATCTGACATATCTCTATCCATTACTACTTCATGTCTCATTTCAGTAGTTAACGCTCCATATAAATTCCAAGATTCTATTGTAATACCTGTTGGGTCTATTTTCTGCAATGTAATATTTCTTTTAGTGTCAGAAGCGTATGCCATACGACCTGTTAACATTTCAGCGTGAGACATCATCCATTCACGGAAATAATCTGGGTTACCATCAATAGTATCAATAATTTTGAATTTAATAGGATCCCAACTCTGACGACCAATAAAATAAGTTGATGGGTTCATATAAGATATATCCTCAATTTGGGTTGATAAATGTATTCCCCCATCCATTCTTATATAGAATCTTTGTAAACCTTGTTCGGAAGAAACAGTTAATA